ATGTTGAACTCATGTGGGGAACCGCTGACACGTCAACAACGATCCAGTATATCGGGCCGCAAACCAGTCCTGTTCGACCGGCCACGCCGTCAGCTATTGTAACAATTTCTCTGGCATCTGTGCCGTCCAACCAAGGGGTGTGACATGGCCGTTACCGTAACCGTACTGATCCCGGCCAAGACGGCGGAATCGACGCAGACGACGCAGTATACTTCGACCGGCGTGACGACGATCATCGACAAGTTTACGGCGACCAATTACAGCGCCAGCGCCGCGACGATCAGCATCAACTTGGTGACGGCGGCCGGGTCGGCGGGCAACGACAACCTGATCGTCAAGACCAAGACGCTGCAAGCGGGCGAGACCTATACCTTCCCTGAAATCGTGGGCCAAGTGCTGTCACCCAGCGGGTTCATTTCCACAATTGCCGGCACGGCGTCGGCTATCAACATCCGCGCCAGCGGGCGCCAGGTGACGCAGTGACGCCAAGCGAACAATCGCTAAAGACCTTGTTTGACGACGTATTGGGGCTGCCCCCCGACGCCGTCACTTGGTTGCTGGACCTTTGGGCCGTCATTCAGGTGTTTGACGACGTGGCGGACGGCGACAACGTGGCGCGCAAAGACCTCCATGACGCCATTTGGCGGTCTCTCATCAACATGCCGTCTAACCCCTTCTTTATCGCCAACAGCGGCAATCTGCTGCCCGTTCTGGCCAACGCGATCCTTAAGTGGGTGGCGTCGGACGACGCCGAACGGGCCGGTCAAGCCGACGAAAAATCTTTCCTTTGGCGCGCGTCCTATTATGATGTAGTGCTGATGGTGGTACTGTTGGCGCAAGGTAAGGACGCAGCGGTGGCAAAGGCGGCTACAGTTATGGCTTTATACGGCGAAAACTTCGACGCCTATAAGAAGGAGTTTTCTAATGCCTGAACCAGTTTCTACCGGCGCCGCTATCTTAGGCGCGGGCGCGCTTAGCGCTGGCGCGGGGCTATACGGGTCTAGCCAAGCAGCTAAGGCGCAAAAAAGCGCAGCTAACCAAGCCGCCGACACGCAGATGGCAATGTTCAATCGGCAGGTTGAACTGCAAGAGCCGTTTCGGCAAGGCGGCTTAACGGCGCAGAACCGGCTATTGACGCTGTTAGGACTTGAGGGTGGCGAAACCGGCACACCCGATTACGGCCGGTATGCCAAAGACTTCACCATGGCGGATTATCAAGCTGACCCCGGCTACGGGTTTCGGTTAGACGAAGGTATGAAGGCGCTGGAACGGTCGGCGGCCGCCCGCGGCGGGCTGCTGTCGGGGGCAACGCTTCGCGGCACCCAACGGTTCGGGCAAGACTTGGCGTCGCAAGAATACCAGAACGCTTTCAATCGGTACCAAGTCAACCGTGCCAACCAACTCAACCCGCTGCAAAGCCTGTACGGCGCCGGCCAGACCAGCGCCAACTTGTTGTCCAACGCCGCAGGGCAGACGGGCCAAGGCGTCGCAGGCGCTCAGATGGCCGGCGGTCAAGCCCGCGCGTCGGGCTACTTAGGCATGGCAAACGCCCTTACCGGCGCGCTTAACACCGGCGCGGGGCTGTACGTGCAGCAGCCGCTGTACGCAGCGCTGGGCCGGATGTACGGCGGTGCACCTATAAGCACCGCCGGCACCGGGTTTGGCCCCGCGTCTAACCAAGCAGTCTACAATCAATTTGGCGTACCGGCCGGAATGGGCGCGCAATAAGGAGTTAAGGAATGTCTGGTTCTCTCCCTCAACTCCAAACTTTCCAGCTTCCTGACGTTGGCGGTGTCGTCAACGCCTTGCAGGGGTTGGAACTCAACCGTATGCGGTCGCAGCAGTTGCAAGGCGCCGAGCAAGAACGCAACGCGTTGCGGCAGTTGATGGGCACGCCTGGCTTTGACCCGTCTTCACCAGACGCGGCTCGCCGACTGTTGGAAGTCGCGCCGACCACCGGCGCGGCCACATACCAAGCACTGATGGCCGGGCAGCGCGAACAGCGGCAGGCGCAGACGGCGCAAACTGAAGCGGGGCTGAAAGCGTTTGAGCTTAGCCGTGAAGCCTTGCGCGGAATTGCCGAATTGCCGGAAGCTGACCGCCCTGCGGCTTGGACCATGTGGCGCGCGCAAACTGAAACGACGGTGCCATGGGCACGAGGGTTTATCCCCGCCCAATACTCGCCCGCCGCGTATACTTCGATGATTTCTAAAGCAAGTGAAATTGCCAAGAACCTGACTGAGCGCCCCACGGCCTTGGCCGGCCCCGGCGGCATCCCTGTGCTTGTTGACCGTACCACCGGCACCTTCCGCATGGGTACGGAAGTGTCGCCCGGCGCCGCGCCGCCGCCGGCCGCGCCAGGCGCCCCTGCTCCACGCGCCGAGGCACCGGCAATGTCGCCGGGTCAGACTGCGGCCGCCGATTTCTTGCGCCGCCGGGAAGGCTTCCGCGAGGCGCCTTATTATGACGTGAACGCGTACCGCGCGGGCTTTGGCAGCGACACCACCACGCTGCCCGACGGCACGGTTGTGCCGGTGCGTCAAGGCATGACGGTTAGCCGCGAAGACGCCGAGCGCGATTTGGCGCGCCGTATTCCTGAGTTTGAGCGGCGCGCCGCCGCAGCCATTGGCGAGGAACGCTTCGCGTCGCTGCCGCCCAACGCGCAGGCCGCGCTGATCTCGGTGGCGTACAACTACGGCACGCTGCCAGGCCGCATCCGCGAGGCCGCCCGGTCGGGCGATCTTGCCGCGCTGTCGCAGGCTGTGGCTGGGCTGGCTGGCGATAACCAAGGCGTGAACGCCGGCCGCCGGCGCGAAGAAGCCACCATGATTGCCGGCGGCAACGCCATGGCGCCGGGCGCCGCGCCTGCCAACGCCATGCTGGCGCCGGACGCGGCGCCGGCGGGGTCCGAAATGCCTATACTACCTAATTTCGGGCCGCCGCGGAATTTGGCGGAAGCCCAAAGGGCGCAGGCATTGCAAGCCGCCGTATTGGACCTTGAAAAGAAGCGGATTGAAGCCGAGCGCGCTCGCGCGGATCAGCCGGCGCGGGTGGGTGAAGCAGGGCAAACGTCAGAAGCTCAAACCCGCGGGCGCCTGACCGCCGAACAGGAGCGTGAAGAACGCCGCAAGCGGGAAGGCCGCGAGAACATTGAAAAAGTGTTGGAGGATATGAAAACATCCTACCAGCGCTTAGAAGAACTGCGCGGTATCCCGAGCGAGCGGCGGGGCGCCGCCGCGAACATCCCCGCGTATCTTGGCGCTACACCGCCAGGGCAAGAAATAAGCAAGGCGTTAGCCACGCCGTCTCAATCGCAGCGCAACACTCTCCAAGCGTCCGGGCGGCAACTGTTGACGGCCATCAAAGCCGCCACAGGTATGTCGGCGCAGGAAATGAACTCGAACGTAGAACTTCAGCAGTTGATGGCCGCCATATCCAGCCCGACACAAAGTATTGAGTCGGTGCGCGAGATTTTGACGCGCATCAGCCGTAACTACGGTTTGGGCCGGCTTGAGTTTGGCGCACCGGCGGAAACACCTGCGGCCGCCGCGCCCGCAACGCCAGCCCCCGCTGCCCCCCGCGAAGGCGTGCCAAGTCAACGCCGCGGCGCGGCAGCGCCGGCCGGGCGCCCGACATTAGAGCAGTTCCTTGAACGCGCCCGCCCGGCGAACCCTAACGCGTCGGTTGAAGACCTTACGGCGTACTATAACCGCACATACGGGGGCCGCTGATGGTTGATATTGTCGATCCGTTTCGGACGACGGCGCCCGCAATCGTAGACCCGTTTGCGGGGGCCGCGCCGGCCGTATCAGACCCATTTGCGGCCGCCCCGGCGCCTGACACGTCCGTCGCTCAAAACGTGGGTGTCGCGGCGCGCGCCGCGTACCCACAAGCCGCGGCGGCGGGCGCCGGCGCGCTGCTTGGGTCGCGCTTCGGCGGGCTTGGCACTCGCACTGGCGCTGCGGTTGGCCCGTTGCTGTTGGGTTTGGCGGACATCGGCGCTACAGGATACAACATCGCCGCGCCGTACGCGGGCTTGCCGCGTATGCCGCCGCCCTCCGAAAGCATCCAAGGCGTCATGGAACGCGTCGGGTTTGGCCGCGCGCCCCAAACGCCGGAACAAGAACTGCTGTCGGCGGGTGTGTCAGGCGGCTCAGGTGGGGCCGCTCAAGCGGCGGCGTTTAACGTGTTGGCGCGACGGCTTGGCCCGACTGTAGCCCGTAACGTATTTGCCAGCTTAGGCCAGCAGCCCGCCGTGCAGACCGGCGCGGGCGCCGGCGCTGCCGCGGTGCCGACAGCGCTTCGTGAATACGCCGACGTTGATGACCCTTACGCGCTTATGGCGTCCAGCTTGGCGGGCGCGGTGCTGGGCGGCAAGGCTGTGTCGGGCGCCGGTAACGTCGCGCGCGCGGCGGGCGAAACGACCCGCATGGCCACCACACCCACACTTACCGAGATGCGCGGGCAAGCCCAGCGAGCCTACCGGCAGGCTGAAGCGGCCGGGGTGCAATACGAACCGACAGCCGTGGTCCAGTTTGGCGACGATCTAGCGACAAAACTGCGCCGCGCCGGGTTCGACGCCGACCTGCACCCCAAGGCCAGCGCAGCTTTGCGGCGTATTCAAGAGGCAGGTCAGCCAGGGGCGGGCGGCGCGCCCGCGGCGCCCGTATCGTTTGAGGATTTGGACATCCTGCGGCGGGTGGCCCGCGGCGCGCGGCTTAGTATTGACGCCGACGAACGCCGCATTGGGCGCATGATCATATCGGAAATGGATGATTTCGCGTTGCGCCCGCCGTCAAATGCGGTCGCGGCGGGGGATGAAAAAGCCGCCGGCACCGCCATACGGGAAGCCCGCAGCCTATGGGCGCGCATGAGTAAGAGCAGCGAGATTGAAGACGCGGTTGAGCGCGCCCGGCTGTCGTCGCAAGGCAGTGGCGGGCGCATGGACGAAGCCCTCCGCGCGCAGTTTGCTTCGCTGGCCCGCGACATCCAGAAAGGCCGCGCGCCCGGCTTTACCCCCGAGGAGGCGGCCAACATCGAAGCAATCGCCAAAGGTGAAACGCAACGGTTTGGCACCCGTCAGCTTAGCCCGCTGGCCCCTAGTTCTACCTTACGCGGTATGGCATCGGCGGCTACGCAAGCGGGCGGCATGGCGCTGGCCGCGTCGAACCCTTACGCGGCCGCGTTTGCCGTCCCGACTATGGTCGCGGGCATGGGCGCCCGCGCGGGTCGTAATGCGTTGGCGGAATTGGAAGCTGCGCGGTTGTCCGCAGGTGTGCGCCGCGGCGATGTAAGGGCGCCGCTGGCCGCGCGCCCAGTAAATCTTCTGTCGCCGACCATCCAGCAAATGCTGCTTCAATCTGAGTGAGGCCCGCCATGCCGCAAGACTTCGTGAACATCATCATCGGCGTGGCCGGCGCGGCGATGGGCTGGATGCTGAAGGTCGTGTGGGAGTCGATCAAGGAGTTGCAGCAAGCCGCGCAACGTTTGGAGCGTGAGGTCCACACCCGCTACGTCAGCAAGGACGACTACCGGACGGACATCCAAGAACTGAAGGATATGCTGAAGGCCATCTTCGAGCGGCTGGACCGTAAGGCCGACAAATAATGGAACTGCCGAAGCTGACGCCGGTCGTCCAGTTCGCCACCGCGTCGTTCGCGTTGGCGGTCGGCGGCTATTCCGCCGGCGAGAAATTCGGCTGGTTCAAGAACGAGATCATCACGTGGACGCCGGAGCATTTTCGGATCGTGGACACCAAGATCGGCGCGCCGATCACGGTGACGGTGGCCCGCATAAAGCGACGCGACGACTGTTCGGTCGAAGGCTTCAACGTGACGGTGCGCGACGGCGCGGGCGTCGTGCATGAGGCGCAGCCCAGCATGAGCCGCTTCACCGGCCCCGCAGGACCGGAAATCGACACCTTCACCTACCAGCTTACCATGTCCGACAAGGAAACTATCGCGCCCGGCAAGGCAACGTTATTGGCGACGATTAAATACAAATGCCCCGAGGGCGAGCGGACGGTCACGTACCCGCGCCACCCCAACCTGTCATTCGCACTGGAACGGTAGATGGACGCAATCCTTAACCTTGTCAAAACGGTCGCCCCAAGCCTAGCGTCGGCCGTCGGCGGCCCGCTGGCCGGCATGGCCGTGCGGACCATCTCCGAGGCGCTGCTGGGCAAGCCCGACGGCACCGAGGATGAACTGGCGCAGGCCGCGGCCAAGGCCACGCCAGAGCAGTTGCTGGCGCTGAAGAAGGCCGAGCAGGACTTTGCGGTCAAGATGCGCGAGTTGGACATCGACCTTGAGCGCATCGCCAACGCAGACCGCGACAGCGCCCGCAACCGGGAAGTCGCCACGAAAGACTGGACGCCGCGCATTTTGGCCGGCCTGATCACCTCGGGCTACTTCGGCGCGCTGTTCTACATGCTCGTCAACGGCCTGCCGCAGCACGGCGGGTCTGAGGCCATGCTGGTGATGCTGGGCACCCTTGGCACGGCTTGGGGCGGCATTGTAGCGTACTATTTCGGCAGCAGCGCCGGCAGTAAAGAGAAGACCGAAGCTATGAACAGGATGGCCAGCAGATGAGTTATTTCCCCAAAATTCTCGCCATGACCCTACACCACGAGGGCGGCTGGTCTGACCATCCCAAAGACCCCGGCGGCGCCACGATGAAGGGCGTCACCATGCAGACCTATTCAGACTACCTCGGCCGCCCGGCCATGAAGGACGAACTGCGCCGCATCCCCGACGATCATCTGGAAGCCATCTACCGCAAGGGCTACTGGGACAAGGTGCGCGGTGACGATCTGGCGGCCATCTCGCCCGGCCTTGCGGCGTGCGTGTTTGACTTCGCGGTGAACAGCGGGCCAGGCCGGGCTGCCAAGGCCCTTCAGAGCCTGTGTGGGGCGGTCACGGACGGTGGCATTGGGCCTAACACGCTGAAGCAGGCGAAGGCGTGGGCGGACATGCTGGGGCCGCAGGGCGCGATTGACGCCTACCAGGCGTTCCGCCAGCACTACCTTGAGAGCCTAGACACGTTCGCCCACTTCGGCAAAGGCTGGACGCGGCGCGTGGGCGACATGACGGTGTTCGCCAAAGATAACGCTTGGGTCTAGCTCTGCTGGACCAGCCGCGTCATTTCCCGGCGTTCGCGCAGGCTCCGCAGGACGGTAAACCGCTGGTGCATACGGACCAGCAGCGTCAGCCGCTTCGGGCCTGCCAGTTCGTTCTGGATCATCTGTTCCAGTTCGTCTTCCCGCAGACTGCCAAGCCGGGCCGTGAGTTCGCGCCAATTCATACCGCTGTACCTTTCAGTTCTTCCAAAGCAATGTCGGACACCGCCCGCTTGTCATAAAGCGCGGCCCAGATGCGTTCGTCAATAGTCTTGTTGCAGATCACGGCGTAGACCCACACCGGGTGCTTCTGCCCGCTGCGGTGCAGCCGCCCGATGGTCTGCTCGTACAGTTCCAGCGACCACGGCAGCGACAGGAAGATCATCTTGTTGCCGCCGTGCTGAAGGTTCAGCCCGTGCCCCGCCGACTTCGGGTGGACCAGCAGCAGTTCGATCTTGCCGGCGTTCCACCGGTTGATGGCGTCGTGGTCGTCCAGCGTCGCCGCGTTGGGGTAGCGGCGCTTCAGTTCCGCCAGTTCCTCCTTGTAGGCGTAGGCGACGATGGTGTTGTCCCGCTGGTTCTCGGCCAGGATCTCGTCCAGCAGGTCGAACTTGTGTGGCGAGAACCAGACGGCATCCTGCTTTACCGTAAACTTTCCGGCCGTCTCTTGCGCTACGGTCTGGCTATTGTAAGCGAAGCCGCTGGCCATCTGTTGCAGCTTGCCGGTGACCGCCGCCGCCGACAGCGCCGTGATCTGCTGG